AACTAAGTCATAAGAGCCTGATATAGTATTATCGTCATCAATTTTAAGTACTACATTGTCACTGTCTTTGTACTCGACATTGGCTTCTGTAAGTAATCCCTTGAATACTGATTCAACTATATCGCCAATCATCATGTTCATAACAAACGTAGTGGGTCTAGGTAGTGCAGTCTCAGGTCTATTCTTTTCAAACCATAGTTGACATGAAGGTCTACCTATATTGGACATACGTAACCTAAACCCATCTCGTTTATTACCACCTGCAAACTGACGTTTGAGTGACTCCTTTATTTCTTCGCCTACACGATTGATAGTCTCATCACTCATTGATGTCAAACCCTTAGAAGCATTTTCTAAGTATTGACTAATTGCCAATTCACCACGATGTTGCATTAGGCTACCTCTTCTTCTATATCAATGAAGTCACCAACTACAGAGTTATCCTCATCATCATACTTCTGATTTGCCTGAGCATCCCATTCGTTAATGATGTAACTGTTGTAGTTCTCTACCCAAGCTAAAAAGTTAGCAAAGGTTTCTTGGTCAGCATCAGCTAGTTCAATAGTATTACTAATGTCTAGACTAGCAGTAGGTAGATAAAAACAATTACCATTTGGTAACTTTCTTTCTTCAGTACCTACTGTGATACTATGCTGAACAGGAAGTCTCTTCATCTGAGATAACTTGGTAAAGGGTATGCCCATTATCTTGAAGGCATCTCTGTTATCAATCTCCCATATAAAAGGTTGACTATCTACTTCAACAGGCTCACCCTTCTCATTTGTGGCATTGACTAAATCAACCATACCAAATACAACACGTACACGTTTTATCTGCTTGATAAGTTCCTGTGTCTTCTCAGGTAATGATTTAAAGTCTTGTATATATCCTGATGGCTTGCCACAATTAAACCCACCCTGATTGTCTTTCAAGTCTATATTAAGATTGTCTGCCATAAGTGTCTTATGATAAGTACCCATAGGCTCACCTGCTTTTGCAGACATATTCTTAACAAATCTCTTATACATAAATCTCTGTATAAAAGGTCTTATAGTTGCAGAAGTTGCATAGACTGCCTTATCATCAGGTATGTCCAACTTATATGTACCACCTTGAACGACTTCCACGTTCATAGACTTTCCTTGCACTTCTGCTTCACCCATTATAGGTGAATGGTTTATCTTCAATCTAGGTAAGGTGTTTGACTTCTTATCACTAGTTGCAGTTTCTCCTGCGATACCCATAGCTTTTGCCATTGCGGCATAATTATTTGTATCTATTGTAACTAAATCACTCATATGTAATTTCCTTTCTGTTAAAGTTCTATTGTTATATCATATAACGTCTTTGGTGTCAAGCCAATTATTACCTATTTTTGCTTCTAATAATAATGGCACATTAAAATCAATATTAAATTTTTGATTTATGATGTTTAGTAAGTCTTGATTAGCTGAATGTAATAGAAATAATACCTGCTTCTCTTCTTCAGGATGTATATCAATGACTATTGAATCATGCACACTATTCACAACACAAGACTTCAGATTGGTTAGTAGCCTATCTATGTGCATAAGTATAAGAGGAACAATATCAGCAGTAGCAAAACTCTGTACAGGATAATTCTTAACTTGTGTGAAGTTAGTTATCTTGCCATTTGCATATCTCTTAGCATCAGGAAATGCAAACTCTCTACCTGAAGGTATCTTTATCTTACCTGTAGTCATAACTTCTTTAGCCAATTTGGTGTGCCATAGTGCGATTCCCTTGTACTTTTCCGTGAAGTGTTTGTAATATGTAGCCTGAGAAGGTGTCCTTCCAAATCCTGTTGCTCCATACAAGGGAGCAAACGTGTGTGCCTTCGCTTCTTGGCGAGATGTCTTTTCACCTGCATCACTAATAACACGAGCAGTATAACTATGCACATCAAATCCATCTTCAATCTCCTTCATAGCAGTTTGGTCTTGTGATAAAAATGCAGCAGCTCTGAACTCTAACTGTGCAAAGTCAGCTTCAAGTATCTTGCCACCCTTCCAACGTGACACAAATACTTTCTTGACAGGGAATGTACCACCTCTAGGCATATTCTGCATGTTAGGGTCAGCACCACTAAACCTGCCTGTCGCAGTCCTATGTTGTAGTAGTCTCACATGTAGCTTGCCATCAGGCTTGATGTGAGTCTGTATACCTTCAACAAAGGAAGACAAGTAAGTATCAAGTGCAGATAATCTCTGTAAGTCTGACAAGAAGTTCATGGCACTAGTCATGTTCTTATGTTTAGCCATAGTATATAGTGTACCTAAGTTAGTCTTGTTCACACTAAACCCATTAGCACTAACCCACTTAGCATTAGGAGCATTGAACTTCAACCCACCTATTACCATTTTATCAGGTACAAATAAGTAGCCAATAGAATCACAAGCATCACACTTGGTAGGTCTAGCAAAAGGAGTTCCATCTTTCTTTACCTTTCTAATGTATCCTGTGCCTGAACAGGGATTACATTGCTCTGCCTTAGTCTTGTACACTATGGTTGATTTAGTAGCTACAGTTTGCTTATAGTCTGTATTGTCCATATAAGGAGTAAAGCTATTTGCCCATAGTGCTTTTTCTAATGGCTTTCTACTGTAGATAACCCAAGACATCTGTTCAGGACTATTAAGATTGATAGGTGTATCACCCATTAACTCTTTCACTTGTTTGTTTAGTCTCTTCTCTATGTCTTGTTTCTCTTGCTCAAACTGTACACGTACTGAATCCAAAGCATCCTTGTCAACAGTAAACCCACGTTGATATATTTTAGCTAGGGTTGTGGCAACCTGATTAGTAAACAATACTGTTTCCATAAGACTAGCATTGTCAGTCGTGTTCAATCTCTTATAGATAGAATCACTCAACTGTTGAGTAGCCTTCAAGTCAGCAGATAGATAATCAGATAACTCTTCGTGTGGTATCTCATCAACAGACGTATGGTTTTTGAAATACTCTTTCATAGTGTCTTGCTTCTTTGTGTCTAGGTCATGTCTTATAGCACATGCTTCTAGTGACAAAGGTTCTTTCTGTCCACGTTGAAGTATATACTCACCCAACATGGTATCAAAGACTGTGCCATCATACTTAAAGCCACACTCCCATAACCACAGTAAGTCATGAACAATGTTATGTCCAATCAATACTGTAGCTTCGTCTAGTAGTTCTTGTACACCTGTGAAGTCATCTCTGTACAAGTATTCCTTACCTGTGTCTGTCAAACATCCCACCATGACAAGTTTGTTGTCAGCTTCAAATGGGTCAAGGTGTAACTTACCACCTCTATGTGTAACAGTATTCTCTACATCAAGTGTTAACTTCATGCTGTATACCTCGCTGTCTTGTAGTCAAGTTCGCAATGAACTGTGCCATGCCAACCTGATAACTTATTCTTTACAATATTAAGATGTCTCTGTACATCTTCCTCGTCTTGTCCTTCGACCTGTGGGTTCTTGGCTATCAATACCATCAAGTCTGCTTCTGCAGCTTTTCCTGTACGTGAGCCTTCCATCATAGCTTGGTTCAGTACAATCTTACCTTCAGCTTCAGCAGATAACTGAGACATATAAAAGACTGCACACTCATACGTCTTGGCAATCTGCCTAGCATGTATTGCATTAGCCTTCAATGCTTCATCAGGTCGAGAGAATCCACCTGTCCTAGCAAACTTATCTCCCATGTCTAATACTAGAATGTCAGGCTTGTATGCCTTACACACACTCTCAACCCATGCCATGTCACGATTAGATGCATCACGTATCTTGATATTATCAAAGACAGGTTTGTATCTAGTCTGTGCTTGAGCAGGATTGTTCTTGACTTCTTGTACAGTCATGCCTGTGGCTGCCGTCAAGTATCTTGCACCAACTCTGTGGTAACCTTCTTCGTTACAGAGTATAACACACTTAGCACCTTGATGTGCAAATCCATTTGGACTAGCTATAAGTGATGCATGGAAGGATGTCTTACCTGTGTTAGGTCTAGCACCAACCTCAATCAAGTGACCTGCATTGATACCATCTAGCTTACGTGTTAGGCTAGGTATGTTGAATGTCCATCTAGCTTCTAGGTCATTCTTAGCAAGCAATGTCTCAATAGAGATGTCATCCCATTCTATATTAAGGTTAGGTGTAAAATCATCCCCATACAACTCAAGAAGATTTCTAAGGGGTTCAAGAGAGGATTTAGCACCATTAACGTAGTCAAAGCCAAGATTGGCAATGTCTTCACCAACAACTTGCTGAAACAATTTAGATAGTACTTCTTGTGCGATGTCACTTCCAAGTGGTTGCTCCTTCTTGATTGTATTAAACAGAGCAGAGTATCCCTGCTTTTGTGCAGTAGTCATTGATGGATTGTTAGCTAAGAACAATGCTTCTATCTCATCAGGTGTTACTGTCCTCTCGTATATATCTATTGCTTTATCGAGAGTTTGTTTAATCTTACGAACATCCTTACTGAATAACCTGTCAGGGCATTTAGCACCTCTGTGGTCATCGTAGAATGTTTTATCCATAAGACTTCGTATTAATGATAATTCCATGTTGTTACTCCTTTGGGGT